GCCCGGTTGGACGCCCTCAGCGCGGTCGAGTAGGGTTGAACCCGCTTTCCAGCGCCCGTGGCTCAATGGATAGAGCATCTGACTACGGATCAGAAGGTTGGGGGTTCGAGTCCCTCCGGGCGCGCCAGGAACAGCTCCGCTGGGAAGCGGAGAATCTGGCCTACCTTCTCGAGGTCTTCGAGCTGCCACTGCCGCCGTCCGTGCCAACGGACGTTGACGGCGCTAACGCTCCAGCCGAGCGCCACCGCCAGATCGCTCTGGGTTACCCCGCGCCGAGCGCACTCGGCGCGGACGTTGGATGCGACACGTTCGACAAGCTCGCCCCCGCGTCCGGGGAGGCTGATCACGTTACTCATGTCCTCACGGTAGCGATCCGTTAGCCGAAATGTGAAGATTCTCGCCGTCTTCCCGGCGTGTTGCACCTAAGCGTTTCTCAAAACGTGGAACCGTTCCACGTCATGAACAACACCGCGCCGGAGCCCGGCCCGCACCTGCACTCGATCATCCTCAAGACGCCCGCTGAGCCGGCGCGCCCCTCGTTCCGAGATCTCGCCAAGCATCATGCCCGTGCGGCGGCGGCGTTGCTGGGCGACGTCGACGACGTGCTCAACGACGACGAGCCCGGCGAGGCATCGCACGACGAGCTCCTCGAGCTGGTCGGTGCCGCGCAGGCCCACGCCCTGGTCGCGATCGCGTGCGCCCAGGTCGCACCGGTGGCCCGCCAGCGCCTGATGCCGTGCAAGACGGGCGGTGCGAAGTGAGCGCCCCCATCCTGAGGTACTTCTCGGTCACACACCTGAAGCCGGGCCCGCTCCGGCAGACGTCGGCGCTGTTCGCCGAACTGGCCGTCACGATCGACGACGCGCTGCCTGACAGCGCGGAGAAGTCCGTTGCGTTGCGGAAGCTGCTCGAGTCCAAAGACGCCGCTGTGCGTGCCGCACTCGACCTGCTCGAGGACGGCCAGAAGTGAACGGGCCGATCGAGGTTCGCGACGGCACGCCGGCCGAGCGTGAGGACGTCGCCCGTCAGATCGAGGGTGTGCCGTCTGAGCCGCTGTTCAGGCTGACGTTCTACGGCCATCTGGTGCCGAACCCCGAACCGGGCACGTCGGGAACGCTCGCGCCGGCCATCTCGGGCCACAAGTTCGAGTACACCTCCAGCGTGCCCGGCGAAGCCGCGGACGCCGTCCTTCCCGTGCTCCTGCGCCACTTCCTCGCCCGTCTCGAGGACGGTGCGATGTGACGTCCTACTCGGGGAAGGTCAAGAGCAAGCTTGCCTTGACGCTGGGGAAGTGGACTCGAGCGCTCGCTCCGCTGGCCGCGCCGAGTGGTGCTGACACGCTCGCGATGGTCTATGTGCGGGTCGGATACGAGCTGAACCCGAACGCGACCTATGGGTACATCGAGGTGCGGGCGGTTCGCCCAGACGGCGACTCGACCGCCTATCAGGGCTATGTGGTGCCTGCACCCGACCCGTCGAAGCCAGGCGGAACCGGGTCGTTCCCGATTACGCAGCTCTGGGTCGGCGCGAACCCTGGCGCGCTGTCGTGGGACGTGCGCGCGATGCAGGGCGTCCGCTCCGCGTGGGTGACGACGCGCTACTCAAAGACGGACGGCCAGTGATGACCGCCGATCTCGACTACTCCGCCACGACCGAGGTCCTCTGGGAGGTCCTGAACGAGCGCGACGAGCAGCACCACAAGTGGGGCGAGCAGAACCACCCGGACGGCACCGGCCCGGACGTCCGCGAGAACGCCGCCAGCGCCATGGGTGCGCCGACGTTCGGCGTGCTCGCTGACGCCGCCCGGCTCTACACCGAGCATGCCGCCGAGTATGGGCGGCTCACGTGGGCGGACATTCTGCGGGAGGAGTTCCGCGAGGCCCTCGCCGAGTCCGATCCCGAGCGCCTGCGCTCTGAACTCGTCCAGGTCGCCGCTGTTGCGGTCGCGTGGATCGAGGCGATCGACAGGCGGCAATCGTGAGCGCTCCACGCGGAGCTGTGAAGCTCACGAAGCTTGAGGACGGCTCCTGGACAGTCGACTGTGCAGCGTGCGGCTTCCGGTCGCCAGAGCCTCCCTACAAGCACTGCCGCGCCGGCGCCGAGGAGTACGCCAAGTACCATCGCGCGACCTGCAAGGGCAAGCCATCATGACGGCCTGCACGGTGCCGTCGGCGTCGTGGTCGCTCGATCGCCTGGTCAGCTCGCTCCAGTCTCATGGCTGGGGCGAGCTGGACGGCCCTGAGAACGCCGGCCTGCAGAAGGTCATGACGGCGCTCGAGTCGCTGTTGCCGTGGGAGTCGGCCGAGGGTCGGCTCACGCGTGCCCAGGTCGCGGACGCGGCCGGAATGACACCGAAATGGGCAGGGCACTGCCTGCGCCGCCTCGAGGAGCTCGGCCTGATCACGTGGCGGCGCGGCTGGCTCGACCACGGCCAGCCCCGCGCCGGCTGGATACGGGTGATCAAGTCGCGCCTGGCCGAGATGTGCCGCGCTGTGCGGGGCTACCTCGACGCACGCAGGGAGCAACGCCGCGTTGACACCCGCCACCGGCTCGCCACGACCCTCCGACAGCGCACCGTGCCGCCGTGGAAGCTGCATCGGCCCTTGTCGTGCCGAGGGGAACTGAGTTCCACCCTTCCCACCCAAGGAAGTACGGCGCACCGCGCGCCGGCCTTCCGGCAACCCTCCCAAACCCTCCCAGGACTCGAAGGAGACCCCATGACCACATGCCAGGTCTGCGGACGACCTGAACACCAGTGCAGGGCAGCCGACCGGCGGCTGCCGCTCCGCATGCAGCACGACTTCACCCCGGGCAGAGCCAGCGCACGTGCCCTGGTCGCCCCGGCTCACGTTCGCACCCCCGACAAGCACAAGGCGCCTCGAGGATGGCGAGCTGCTGCCAGGGAAGCCATGCACCCGACCCCCGGACTGTTCGACGAAGGGACCGACCAGTGAGGAAGTCACTCGAGCAGGAACGCGACGAGTTCGTGGCCGAGTTCGAGGCCATCGAGGACCAGCTCGCGCACGCGTGTGCGCAGCTCGGCCGCCTGATGCACTCCTACCGGCTCGACGTCGGCGCTCTCGCCGACGCCCAATCCCACGCGCTGGCCTCAACCAAGGCCCTCCGCGCCGTGGCGGCCGGCATCACGCCCGGCCAGGCCCGGCCGGTCAAGGCCACCCGACCCCAGGACGGCCCGTCCAGCCTGGCCGACCAGCTCGCCGACCACCGCGTGGCGATCGCGCAGACCCTCGCCCTCGTCCGCCACATGCCCGGGGTGAATCGTGCCACCGTCGCGCGCTCCACCCAGGTCACAGTGAACATCCTCCTTCGGATGGAGCAGGAGGCCCGATCCCACCAGCCGGGCAAGGCTCGCGGATGAGCAAGAGGTGGGGCGGCTCGGACTCAAGGAGGGAGCGAGCCAGGTGGGCTCCCGTCGTCGCGTCGGGCTCGGTGCTGTGTTGCCGCTGCTGGCGACCGATCCGCCCCAACCCCCTGCTCCGCGATCAGGGGTGGCACCCCGACCACTACCCGATCCGTCGCGAGGATGGCGGCACTCAGACGCACCCCGCACACTCCATCTGCAACTGGAGAGATGGCGGCCAGCGCGGCGCCCAGATCACCAATGCCAAGAGGGCCGCTCGCCGCGGTCGCCCCACCCGACCGAGGAATATTCGAGGCGTCTAATGATCATTCACCGCGCCTTTTTGACTAGGCGGAGCAGCTCTTGCACGTCGTCCCCTTCCATTCTCCCTCCCGACTCTGGCAAGGCCTGACGTGCGGAATGGTTATGCGTCCGACCTGTTCGGCGACGACGATTCTCCGGTCGGTACCGATTCCCCGGTTGCCCTTCCCCCGGTGACGTTTCCGACCTGGACGAAGCGCAGATATGCACGTCCAACGTACTTTTCGCGGGTTCCGCGGGGCACAAACATCGCCACCGCGGTCTATGGCGCCTCCCTCATGGGTCAGAAGCTCTACCCCCAGGGCGAGGAGATCGCCGCGCTCCTGAACGCCCGCACCGCGGCCGGTCGCCGGCTGTACGAGCAGGTGCTCCTCCTGATGGCCCGCCGCTCGAGCAAGACCCTGGCCACATGGGCCGACCTGATCGGTGACTGCGCGACAGTGCCCCGCCGCCGCGTCTACACGACCGCACAGGACGGCACCCGGGCACGCGAGATCCTCCGCGACGAGATCATGGAGCTGCTGCACCTGGCGAAGTTCGAGCAGCGCGGGCACGGCCGGCTCCTGATCGCCAACGGATCGGAGCGGATCGAGTTCGCGAACGGGTCCCTGCTGCGCGCCGTGCCACCAAAACCGGCCATCTTCCGCTCGAAACCCGGTGACCGCATCTTCCTCGACGAGGCCGGAGAGTACGACGAGGGCCTCGGGTCGGCCCTCCTGGCTGCCGCATTGCCGCTGTTCGACACCCGGCCCGACCCTCAGATCATCATCTCCGGCACCCCTGGCGGCCTGGACGAGAACGGCCAGCCCAAGCTGGCCCGGGCCGGCCTGCTGTGGGACAAGTACCAGGAGGGGATCAGTGCCTAGGAAACGACCCCAGAAGGTCGGCGTGCTCGCCTACACCCTGCGCGATGACGAGGACCTCGTCACCATCGCCGCGGACGGCTCCAAGCACGTCAACCGCGGCTTGCTCCGCCGCGTCCACCCAGGAATCGGCACCCTCACCACGCTCGCCATCATCGAGTCCCGGGCCGACGACATGGGCAAGGTCCAGTTCGAGTCCGAATACGGCTGCAAGTTCCCCGACTTCGCCGGCAGCCAGGCCATCGACCAGGCGGCATGGCGGGCCTGCTCCGGCGGCAGCGTCCTGCCCGTACGGCCCAGCCGTCCCGGCCTCGCGTTCGACGTCGAACCCGACGGCACCGCCGCCGCGCTCGTCGCCGCATGGCGCGATGACGACCAGCTGGCCCACCTCGAGCTGATCGCGTTCCGGCCCGGATACGAGTGGCTGCCCGCCCAGGCGCGGAACGCCGGCCGCAAGCACCGCGTCCAGGTCGCTCACGACGCGATCGGCATCAACCTCGACGTCGCCCAGACCCTCAGCCGACTACGCACCGCAACCGCGCCGCTGCAACTGCGCTACATGCAGGCAGCGACCGCCCGTCTCAACCAGGCAATCGACACCCGCCGCGTCCGGCACTACGAGCAGCCCGACCTCACCGAGTCAGTCAAGGGCGCCGTGTGGCGGAACATCGGCGACACCGCCCGACTCTTCGGACGCGCCAACGCCGAATCCTCCGCCTGCCCCATCGTCGCCGCCGCCGCCGCGCTGTGGCAGTACGACCAGATCACCCGACCCCGCAAGGAGGACGAATGAAGTACCGGATCGACCAGGGCGACCACGACCAGGTCGCGCTCGGCATCTGCGAATGCGGGCAACGATTCCTCGCCCTCGACCGGCCCACCGCACTCGCCCGACTCGGCCTCCACGAAGCCATCTGGCACCCCGCCGACAAGAACGTCCGAGCCAAGCTGTCGCCCTCGGCCGCCACCAGGACACGCCGGCGCACCCCGAAAAGGTAACCGACCTCGGTGGGATAGCAGCCATGGGCCTGTTCAGCGATATGCGTCACATCCTCGAGTGGAGCCGGGTGGACCTCACCACCCCCGTGTCCTCACCCCTGTCCAGCTCCCACCTCGCCCAGATCGCGTTCTCCGACCTCGCCGGCATCCCGCTCAACACCGTCACCCGCACCGAAGCCATGCAGGTGCCGGCCATCGCCAAGGGCCGCGCCCTGATCGCCGGCCTGCTCGCCCGCCACCCCCTGCGCGTCTACAACACCCTGGACGGCGCAATGCTGCTCGAGGAGTCGCCCTGGCTCACCGCGACCAACACCCCGCAGTCGCCCAGGCAACGCAACCTGTGGACCTACGACGATCTGATCTTCGGCGGCCTGTCCTGCTGGGCCACCAACCGCGCCGGCGCCCGCGCCGCAGTCGAGGAGGGCACGATCCTCGACTCCTACCGGATCGCGCCCATGTACTGGAACCTCGACCCCGACAGCCTCGGCGTCATCGTCGACGGCAAGACGGCCAGCGCCGAAGAGGTCATCCTGATCGAAGGCCCCCAAGAGGGCCTGCTCGACCTCGCCGCCGAAACCATCCAGGCCGCGATCGACATGACCAGGGCCTGGGCCAACCGGGTCAAGACCCCCATCCCGCTCCAGGTACTCACCCCCACCGACATCACCGGCGACCTCGACCCGGACGGCGAGGAGGCCCGGGCCATGATCGCCGCGTGGGAGACCCGACGTCAGTCGGGCGGCACCGGCTACCTGCCATACGGCATCAAGCTCGAGACGCCCGGCGCCGCCAGCAGCGACGCCGAGCTGTACATCCAGGGCCGCAACGCGCTCCGCCTGGACGTCGCCAACCTGCTCAACCTGCCGGCCGCGCTGCTCGAGGGCTCCATGAGCACCGCCAGCCTGACCTACTCCACCGGCGTCGACAAGCGCAACGACCTCACCGACCTGTCCCTGGGCTACTGGGCCGACCCGCTCGAGGCCCGCCTCTCCCAGGACGACGTCGTACCGGCCGGCCGCAACGTCGCCCACGACCTCACCGACCTCGCCACCACGACCCAACCGACCCGCTCGCCCAACCAGGAGGACTGACCCATGGCGAAACTGACCCTGTACACGACCGGCAAGCTCACCGCGACCGACGACCCCCGCGTGAAGACCGGCCTGCTGCTGCCCTTCGGCGAGATCGGCCGCACCAACAAGGGCAAGCTGACCGCCGCCGCCGGCGTCCTCCAGATCGCCGACGACCTCGACCCGCTCACCCTCGAGCACGACGACAAGGCGCCGATCGCCACCCTGCAGGTCGAGGAAGTGCCGGCCGGCCTGCAGTGCTCGGTCCGCTACCTCGAGACCACCGCCGGCAATGACGCCCTGGCCGAGTACGAAGCCGGCGTCCGCACCGGCCTGTCCGTCGAGATCGACGACCTCGCCCGCACCGGCAAAGGCCCCACCATCCGCGCCGGCAAGCTCGTCGCCGGCCTCGTCACCGGCGGCAGCCAGGTCCGCACCCCCGCCTTCATGTCCGCCAAGCTCGCCGCCGCCGACGTCACCGACGCCCCCGACCAGGGCGCCACGCCCGACTTCCAGACCGTCTATGAGGGCGACGTCATCCCCGCCGTCGAACTCGACGGCGAACCGCTCGACGGCGTGTCCAAGGTGACCGTCTCAGAGAAGACGATCGCCATCACCACCAGCACCGACACCACCGACCCGACCACACAGGAGAACCCCATGACCGCATCCCGCACCCCGGTCGCCGGCAAGCTGCAGGCGACCGCCCTCCAGCCCAAGCCGAAGGACGACAAGCTCAAGGCTTCCGTCTCCGACTTCGCGAGCCTGATGGGCCGCTACTACCAGACCCTTGACGGCAAGCTGCTCGCCGCCCTCAACGACGTCACGCCGACCAACATTCTCGGCATCGACCAGCCGATGTTCATCGACGAGGCCTGGTCCGGTCAGCCCTACGTCCGCCAGGTCGTGCCCGGCTTCAACCATGCCGACCTGACCGACTTCGAAATCACCGGCTGGACCTGGGACGTGAAGCCCGAAGGCGGAGACTACGCCGGCAACAACGGACCCATCCCCACCAACACCATCAAGACCAAGGCGGTCGACGCCGAAGCCGAACGGTGGGCCATGGGCCACGGCTTCGACCTGAAGTACAAGCACTTCCCGCGGCCCAGCTTCTGGGAGTCGTACATCAAGGCCGGCGCAGAGAGCTACGCCCGCTGGAGCGACGCCAAGGCCCTCGCCGCCATCGTCGGCGACGCGCCGTACGTCGCCCCCGGAGTTATCCCGGACGGTGTCAACACCGCGTTGACGTACATCGTCGACGGAGTGATCGCCGTACTCAACGAGACCAACACCATCGCGGACGGCGCCTACCTCGCCACCGACCTGTGGCGTGACCTGATGCTCGTCCGCGCCGACGACGCCCTCGCCTACCTCAACGCCATGCTCGGCTTCGACGAGGGCACCCTCACCCCGCGCAACTTCCAGATCAAGCCGTCCGCCGCGCTCACCGCCGGCCAGGCCCTGGTCAAGTGCAAGCCGGCCGCCACCATCCACGAGCTGGCCGGCTCCCCGATCCGCGTCGAGGCACTGGCGATCGCCAACGGCAAGGTCGACGAAGGCATGTTCGGCTACCAGGGCGTCGTCATCCACGACGAGGGCGGCCTCGCCCTGGTCGCGGCCGTCGACCCGAACGCCTGACCTGACGCCATGAACTGGATTCTCAACGGCGACGACGAGCGCCTACCCGAACTGTGGCCCGGTGCGGTCGACCTGACCTACACCGCGCTCGAGCTCGTGCTCGTCGCCGCCCGCGAGCAATGCGAGGCCTACGCCCCAACCGTGGACAACCCCGACGACGTCTCGGCCCGCTACGTCCTCGCCCAGGCACTCCAGGCCAAGGCGCTCAGCACCGCCGGCTTCGCCGGCGGAGACGACCGAGTCGGCGGCTACGGCGAAGGCGTCACGGTCTACCCAATGGACTGGCAGGTCAAGAACCTCCTCAGGCCCCGCCAGGGAAGGCCCGTCGTCCTGTGAACCCCGCCCGCCAGCTCGTCCGCGACCTGTTCAAGGCCGGCCGACCCACGTGGAACGTGATCGCCGAGCCCCGCACGTCCGATGCAATCCTCAAGCCCACCGCCCTCGTCTGGGTGCCGAAGATGACCCGCACCGACTACGCCGGCGGCAGCTTCGTCACCAGCACCGTCGATCTGTGGCTCCTGCCACCGTCCGCGCTCGCCCCGGCGAAGCTCGAGGACACCGCCGACGACATGCTCGTCCAAGCGCTCGAGCTCGTCGAGGCCGCCGGCTCCGTCACCTGGACCG